ACGTTTTTCGTCACCTCCTGAAGCTCCTTCTCTTTGAGCGTATCCTGCTGGAGTTGGAGCTTGGTGGCCTCAATACACTTCTGATCTGCTTCCCCGCCACAGGCCTTGACGGATTCATTCCGAATGTTGCGCTGATCTGTCACGGAGAGATCGGTCTTTGGCGCGGCCTCAAAGACGGGCAGCAGTTTCTCATCTGCGATCACATCTAGGGCGCCACCCGATATCTTACTAATCAGCGATTGAGTGATGTTGCGGAAGCTCTTTTCGTCTCCAAAATATGCGGAGACAATCTGGACCATTGTTATGATGCGAATACAAGATTGCCAAGGCCCGATACGATGCGGAGGAAGTTAATGGACTCCACATAGACACCCACATTGTAGGTGAACGTAAAGATCACATTGTCGTTCGTCTGTACAACGGTTGTGATGGTTCCTGGGGGATACAGCTTCTTGCCCGTTTTGGGGTCTGTCAGATTTACGTTCGCAGCCGGGATTATGACTGGGCGGAGACTGTAGAGCGAAGAAGTCAGAACACAAACCATTGTAGAGGTTGTGCCGCCACCATGTAGAACAGACTGTGGAAGCGGCTGTAGAAGCGTTAGCCGAAGAATGATCTTGTTAAACATGCTTCCGTTGACCGCTCCAGACGGCTGGTAGTTGTTGTGGTCCAGCGCAAAGGAGTACATGTACACACCGGGTAGTTCAGGTGTGATTCCTGTGAGATGACGATACATCTGCTGGAGCGAGAAAAAGGGCAGAGGCTTCGTCTGGATGCGCTCCTTTCCGTCAAAGAGAATGACACCATCAATCACCGAATCACGAGGATATGCGGACGATACCTGCTGCTGCCCCGAACTAAAGAGCGATGTATCCACGTCGGAGTTAATGGCCGACCAGGGTGCGCGCTTGGGATTGGCCCAGTTGGTATAGTTATCCCACTTGTTCAGCAGAATTTGATCACTGCGTTGGGTCAGAAACACAATGCGTGTCACCAGGTTGAACATGGGAATCTCCAGATCCGTGTTGCCGCCAAACTGACCATCCTTCATGACATACTTGACCGTCTTGACGAGGAACGTCTGATCTGCCTTGGCCAACTGGTTCATCTCCATCTCCGTCAGATACACGAAGTTACCCTCCACAAACGGATCAGGAAACCATGTCGTGAGCGTGGTGTTGCTCGGCAGACCAGTTGACAGAGGAGGCGACAAGAACAACTGCATAGGATAGTTGACCGGCCGAATGCGATTGCCAAACGTCAACGATGTAGGCTCCACATCAACTACGGTATACAGATCTGTGAGTGCCCTCATTGTCACGTTAATAAAGACCTCAGAATTCTGGAGAGAGACCAACGGCAACGCCATGCCAGGGTTCTCGCAAAACCAGAAATGAAGAGGGATCACCAGCTGACGAGACCGAATGCTCGGCTCTGGAGACAATGTGTTCGGCGATGTGCCTGGGAGAACCTTGGGTGTCAGCGCGTGAGGATACTGGTTGTTGCGATCGTATGCGTTGGCGGGATCATAAAGTTCCGGCAGATTCCCAACCATATTGTCTACGATCTCGCGCTTCGCAGTATCGTGCGTCATGTACGAGTAGAGCTTGAGCCACTCGCCTGTAAGAGTCTGGATGGCCTGACCGTTCATCGTAATATCTACGTGGTCAATCAGATTGTATCCAATGTTGGAGATCCACTGAAACTCGTATCCAATGGAATTCGTCCGAGGGTCGTATCCAGAGGGAGGAGCACTGCCGCCCAGGTATTTGAGAGGCGAGTACACGTCTGGAAGCGTAATATACAGGTAGCAGTCATTGATCAACTGCGCATACCTGTCAATCCGGCACGAGATCGTTCGCGGGCCCGTGATGCTAAACTCTAGATTGGATGCCGTGAAGGGCATGCGAATCTGCTCCATGGCAAAGTTTGTGTGACGGCGATAGACTGCCCGGAAATGAGTCATGGAAGGACTTCCATTGACTAACTCATTTTGGGCGCCTGTTGCGACAAGTTGAATCAAGCCACCTGGCATTTGTATTATGATAAGTGCTTTCTTTAGTTCCTTTATGACGTCACCGTTGTTGCGCGCACGCTCATAGCAGGAATTACATTGAACCGAACAATACCCTTGTCCGTAGTGGTTCTGAATGCTCCAAAGGCGCCGGCACCGCCGTTGGAGAGGCAGCACCGACTAGCCCACGACTCTCCGCCAGACGCGCCGCCCCAGGCACCCTGGAAGGCAAAGACCTGACGCTCATATTGAGTAGCGTTGTTGGCGATAGCCGAAAGGAAGACAGCGTTGTTCTCGCGTGCCAGCGGAGGAGGAGTTGTATTGTATGTTGCGGCAATGATCTGACGCTTCCGCATCGTCAAGTAATCTTGAGCAGAATTTACCTGCATTTATCATTTACGTAAGAGATTCTGTATAGAGTCAATGCGTTTCGTCCTCGTAAGCACGCACATTGATCAGACAACCGGATACTCCAAGGTAAGCAACAATCTTGTGCGGCAGGTTGCGACGCTCTCACCCAAGGTTAAGACATTTCACTTTGGATTCCAGCGCCATCCCTCGCATACCGGATCTCGCAAGTATCCCGATGGCATTGTGTCGTATGACGCAGCCGCAAACGAGGATCCCAAGGAGGAGGGTTTTGGATTCAACAAGATCCACGAGTATGTGGAGATGGTCAATCCCGACGTTGTGATGATCTACAACGATCCGCTGGTCGTTATGAAGTTTGTGGAGGCAATGAAGCATGCGCGTGGCGTGTCACCTTACAAGCTGTGGATCTACCTGGACCAGGTGTATACCGGCATCGCACAGACTCTGATTGACACCCTCCACAAGCACGCAGACAGGATCTACTGTTTTACCGACATTTGGAAGCAGCGGTTCCTAGAGTATGGGGCCTTCCCCGATGTTCGTGTTCTGGAGCACGCTGTGGATCCCACTGTCTTCTCGGTTATGACCGCGGAAGCTGTCAAGGGAGTCCGGAACAATATCGGAGTGCCGACCGACGCGGTTGTTTTTCTCAATGCGAATCGTAACAGTCAGCGGAAGCGCCTGGACTTGACGATTGGTGGTTTCGTTCGGTTGTTGGCTCGGAATCCTACGAAGCCGTATTATATGATGATTTCAACGAATATGAATCCACAGTCTGGCGCATTCTATGATGTTCAGAGGATCTTTGGGGAGGAGCTCAGGTCCCAGAATCTTGATGTTCAGAAGTATGCTCGGAACCTGCTGCTAATTGATACCGCAGCGCCGAATCTGCTGAGTGATGATGCGGTAAACCAACTCTACAATTCAGCGGACATTGGCATCAACACCTCAGACGGTGAGGGATTCGGTCTGTGCCAGCTTGAGCACATGTATACCGGTGCGCCGCAGCTTGTGACAGACATTGGCAGCTACCGGACATTCTTGAGCGAGGATACCGCGGAGTTCGTCCCAAGCAATGGCCGCTGTTACTTTGCCGGCGGAATGCCCCATGGTTGCTGGTCTCCTACCTTCTCAATGGAGCATGTTGCGGATTCAATGGAAAATATCATCGCTTCCCTCGCCGAGAAGCGCAAGGCTATTGTCGCCTACAACTTCAAGAGCTGGGCCAAGATCTGTGATGGGTTGCTGGAGGATCTTCTCATTGAATGCGAAGCCCCTGTATCCATTGTATCTGTCCCGGCGTTGTCATAGTTCCGATGCGAATCAATCGGCTATTGTCCTCAAAGGCCGGACCATCAAACACCTCTTTGGTGTCCGGATCAATCAAAAACACCATCGTCTTGATGGCGACTCGCTGAAGTCGTCGCTTTCGGCGCTGCATGTTCCGCAAGTATGTCTCATCCAAATCTTCCGTCTTAATATCGGGCTTGAATGCGAGATCCTCGCCCTCTGCCGTACTATCAAATCGCATACACGAAATCACGGGTGTTTCCCGACTATGGAGTTTCCGATGAACTTCGCAGTCGACGGCTGCCTGTTTGAGCAACACGCTAATTCGCTTGTTCGTGACATCCTTCTCATACGTCTTCTCGTAGAGATACTCGTCCGTTGTCATGAACACTTCTGTCGGATCGCCCTCATATCGCTTGGTTGCCAAGTCATTGCGACGAACCAGCACCACGTTGTTCGCACCCTCCGTAGACTTTGCCTGAGACTCCGTAAACACGCTGAGGTAGAAGGACACGCGCACCGTTCGCTCTGCGAGAGGCAACTTGGCATGCGAGCACAGACGAATCGCACGGCCCACAACTTGATCGTGGCGAGCAGGATTCCAGTGAGGCTCCATGATGTGAACGTGGCGCACGTTGGCAAGTGTAATACCCTCAGCACCTGCCGCAGTAATCATAAACAGAACCATCTTCTTCTTCGGAGCCGATTCAACGGATTGCTTGAGACTGGCTGGAAAGTTATCCGAATATTGGGCGTTGAAGATCTGTCGCATGTACTCGCGCTGCTCCATGTCCTCGTTACCTGTGAAGAAGCCATACGCTGGCTTGGCGGGGTCCATCGCAGGATCCTCAATCCACTGCCCGGCCTCCTTGGCCAACTTGTATTCCTGCCAGCCGTTTGCATTGAGAATCGCACTAAACACACCAAGTCCTTCCAGGTTACGGAAGTTGCTGTACACCAACTGCGTGTTCCATGTATCTCCATCGCCCATGGTTGCTCGGATGTTCTGAAGCATCTTGAGCATTTTCGGGCTGTAATTTGCCAGCGCAGCCTCTGTCAGATACCGCTCCGGGCTGGCCTTGATCTTCGCAAGGATATCGTCCTTGGAAGGCGCGTCGTCCTCTGTGACTGCCTCCTTGTCACTTGACTTGAGTTCGGGAGGAATGGCATAGTCGCAGGCCAACCGAGAGTTCACGCGGAAGGTCTTCATCTCACTGTCCTCGGCCTTCATCGGGTTCAGCTTGCGACGAGCATCCATACGGATCTCATTGAACCGCACCGACAAGTAGTTGCCAAACATCGCATCGGACATCGGGATCTTCTCCAGTGTCTTGTCGTCCTCAACCCTACGAGGAAGCATACGCTCGTCCGCTCCACGGAAATACGAGACGAGTCCCTGGATACGGCGTTGGAAGAGCATTGCGTTCTTGAGCTGGAGACCGTCCAAAAACAGAGAAGCGAACTCTTCGTAGTCGGTCGGGAGACAGTCAAAAATCTCAGTTGACACCCGGTCCAGTGATAACTCGGCACCACCCACATCGGTCTGGAACTTGGCGGCCCATGTGTTCACCCAATCGGCCGCAACTGGTGTATACGGCAAGTCTTTGATATACTGGACTGCGATACGGTCTCCCTTCTCGCTGTACACGCTGCGGAAGTTGGGAGGATTGCGCGTCACCATCAGATACTTCTTGACCGCATTGAACTCAATCACATCAATGTCGGGAATGCCACGCAGAGCAGTCTTCATGCGCTCCTCATCCCAGTTGGGGATAGCCTTGACGGGAACAATGATACGCTCAATCGGCCCACGCAGCAAGTTCATAAGATAACCGATTTCGTTCGCCCTGTTAATGACGGGTGTTCCCGAAAGCGCGACGACACGACAGTTCTTCGCATTGTAGATCGCGTCATAGAGTTTACGGGCAATGTCGGACTTGTTTGAGATTCGAGAAATGAAGTTATGGACCTCATCAATGATGACCACGCTGTTCTCAAACGGATTAGGACCGTCGACAGGGACATATTTACCTATATTTGCGGAAGATAAGCCGTTATAGCGGATGAACGTGAACCGCTGATCAATGATGTCTTCTACCTGCTTCGCAATCACATCCTGTGCTGTCTTGGGCAGTTTGTCCCAGTTCGCAGCCTCGCCGGGGACCGTTGTGAAGAACATCTGTTGACGATCCAGGAAGCCGTCGGAGATACCGAGCTTCTTTGCTCGTGGGCGGTTCTTGTCCGAAAGAATCCGCTGACGCCAGTGCTGGTCATACATATACAGCGGATCGCCACACTTACGTAATTCACCCTTGTAGTTGGACTCCAAGGATGCCGGCAACATGACGAAGATCTTCTTATTGGAAAGCAGGCTCTCGGCGACCGCGATGGAGGAACACGTCTTACCGGATCCGAGACCGTGGTATAGGAGAACGCCTCGATAGGGTGTCTCTTGAAGGAGGTAGTCGCGGATGACCTTTTGGTGAGGTAGCAGTTCACGAGCGCTGGATCCGCGCGCGGCACAGACATCCGCATCCTTGTCCTCATCGTCCGTCGGGCGGCTTCGGTACAAAAGAAGGGTCCGCGTGATAGCATCCGCGAACGCCTTTCTGTTCGGTAATACGTATGTCATTGTTTTTCACAAGGATTAATAATGGAGAAAAATCACAGGCTTTTAATGGTCACTATTTACCTATTTCTGATGGCGGCCTTTCTCTATGCCCAACCTAGCATTGCGTTTGGCAGAGAGGGACGAATTCGCCCATTTGGCACAACAGACAAGGAAGCAACTGTGTTTCCTCTTTGGTGGTGGGTGTTCATTATGGCTGTGGCGTCGTATTGTATCATGCTTGTGATCTACCGATTCCGTATTTAGTATGCTGGGTATAAGTGTGTATCTTTTGGCATACCAGTGTTTGTGAATGGATTGTTGTTAACCGGCGCCGCTATTGGGCGTTCTGTTCGGAGTACCTCTCGTTCAACATATGGCCGACCACACATATACTCCCAACAACATATCGTCCCTACTATTTGCCAGACGCAAGGCATTACATACCACGCTATGTCCATTGCGATCTATACTTCTTGATAGGTATAACTCCGTTTTCAATCGCTCTCAAATGTATTCAAGATGGAACGTAGTTGGCGAATCATCTCTGCTCGTTCCACGTGGTGGGGTCGGATGTGTTCTTCCGCTTGAGGCAATGTCTTCCACGCAATTCCCGAGATCTCTCGGCGTTGCATGTGAGTGAACCTTTGGGTAAGATCTACCATTTCCGGGGTCTTCAGAATGGCCACATAATAGATGTGCTTATACCGAACGCCGTTCAGGCCCATGAACGTCTCCTCCAACGTCATGTTCTTCAGAACAACATACGACTCTCGCGGCACGTTGGTCTCTTCGTCAAACTCTCGGATGGCACACGTGAGATCGTTTTCACCTCTCATACGACGGCCTTTCGGGAAGCCCCACTCCGGTTCCGTGTACACCGATAGGTTGTCTCGCATGAGTTTCATGCGGTCCAACTGGTTGAACTTGTCGCGGCTCGGAGCGTAATCAGAGGAGGTTCGGTCATCCCCCCAAAGAGTTCGCCATAACACTTCAAAGGTATCGGACGCAAGACCTGCTTGCTCCTTTAGGGTCATGTTACGAATGAGCAGAGAGACATAGTCAATGTCGGTCGGGTCATACTTCCCTCGCATAAATTCGGCAAAGCTCATACTATCCTTTCGGCGGATCATGAGCACTTGCACTGTGTCAGGTGATGTAGGTAAGGCAGGCGCATCTAGCAATAGTATGCCACAAGAGAGCACGGGGTCTCGGCACATCCTGAATAGGTGCCCTTTCCCGCCACAATTGTTACAGTACATTGTCGGTTGCGTTTGTTGTCGTAGAGGCGACGTTGTCCGTTTTTCCATTGCTTTAAGCAAGAGTTTGTCAAGAAAGTTCCTCCGTAAACATAAATGGGATCTACGCCATCTAAGCAACTAGCTCCCGAACCTCCGAGGTCAGGAGGCTGGGGCTCTACCATCATGTCCATCGTTGGCGGCATTATACTGCTGTATCTCGGATATGCGTTCTTCAACTACATCCAGAAGCAGAATGGCAAGCCTGGCTTGTCTCTTTGGGAGGAATCCAAGTCCTCGGGCGACAAGACGCCCGCTCCCGTAGACGGAAAGACCAAGACCATCATTCCAGCAGGCGAGGTTCCTGCTGGTGCTGGACTTGATTACGGCATCCAGTATTGGATGTATATTTCCAACTGGGACTACAAGTTTGGGCAGGACAAGGAGATTCTGAAGCGTGTTTCTCCCAATGACGCAAACGTAGTGGGCCCTCGCATCTTCTTAGCGCCCACGGAGAACACCCTCCACGTGCGCGTCAGTCTGTACCCCAACGATGTCCGGGCCGCATCCGCTGCTCCTGGCTCCGGAA